CTGCCGCTGGAGTCGATTCGGGCAAACTCGCTGGAGGGTCCTTGGACAATAAGCGGTGCAGTTGATGCTGCAGCTTTAATGTCAAGCGTCCCCCCAGGGCTCGTAGTGCCAATCGCTACTCTGTTATTGACGGCATCAACATAGAGCGTATTAGTGTCGACGGCGACATTGCCGTTTGCATCTACGGAGAGACGCCCAGTGCCATTAGTGCTGATGGCTACTTGGTCTGCGCCTGGTGAATAGATGCCGGTGTTTGAGTCCTCGTTAAAACTAATAGATGGGCTACTAGCAGTGCCACTGGGAACAGAAAGACTAGAGCTAAAAAAGCCTTGGCTGCCACTAATGGTACCAAACAAGCCAAGGTCGCCAGAAATAGTGGCTCCAGAAATACTAGTTGTAAAAACGCCAGTAGTTGCAGTAAGAGTCGTGAATTGACCAGACGTGCCAGTTACCGTGGCGCCAGAGATCCGGCTTGTAAACGTACCAGAAACACCCGTGATGTTGGTGAATTGTGCAGTACCACCAGTGATAGTGGTAAATTGACCCGCATTACCTGTGATGGTAGCGCCAGAAACCTGAGACGTGAAGACACCGCTCTGGCCAGTGATTGTAACCAGTGAAAAAATATTACCGCTACTGGAATCGTAAGAGCTATATTTAATGGCCATTAGTCAATCACCCAACCTTGTGAAGAATCTGCGTAGATCAACCTAAAACGAGCGTTTAAATCGTCGATCTGTAAATCATCTGCTACACCCATTATATTACTTCCGTTCCTTAAAATTAATCCAGTTGTTGTGCTGCTCCTGTTGATAATGCCCACATAATTACCGCTAACGGGAGTTCCAGGCAGCGTTAAGGATGCACCGCTAATCAAGACGTAGTACGTATTCCCGCTAGTTGTTACGTTTCCTGATACAACAACAACATTCTCTTCTTTGCCTGGCGCAGGAAGCCAGCTGGTGGTTCCATTTGCATTTGTAGAAAGGATGTAGCCAGAAATACCCAGACTATTTGGAAAACTGTATAAACCATATGGGCGAACGTCACCTGGGCCAGAGATAACAACAACACCGCCACTAGCGTAATAAATACCACCTGAAACAATTCCACTTGTAAAAACACCACTGCCAAAAATGCCACTACCACTGGCCTGAATATTGCCCGTTGTTGTTTGCGTAAAGTTTGCGACCGTAAAGTTACCTGTAATTGCATTAACAGTTACTGCTTCAATCGTTGCACCTGTTATGTAAGCACCGGAGACTCTAGATGTGAAGTTGCCAGTAGCAGCTGTCAGGTTACCAAAGAGACCTGTATTACCAGTTACCGTAACACCAGATACGGTTCCGCCTTCAACCCTGGTGCTACCGGTAATGTAGTTAAAGGTAGCGTTTTCACCAAAGACGTTCTGTCCAGAAAGCTGAGCTGTAAAGGCACCACTAATACCCGTGATTCGGGTGAAAATACCTACATTTCCGGTAACCGTTGCACCCGAAACCTGGGCCGTAAAGACGCCAGAAACACCTGTGACAGTGCCAAAATTACCTGCCGCGCCAGTGACGGTTGCGCCTGAAATGCTAGAGGTAAAGACGCCAGAGACGCCAGTGATATTACTAAAACGACCTGCGTCTCCCGTGATGATAGCGCCAGAGACGCGATCTGTAAATGTGCCACTTACTGCATTAACGTTTGCAAAAGATCCAGTGACACCAGTAATAAGAGTTCCTGAAAGCTGAGAAGTAAAGACTCCAGATATACCAGTAACTGTTGTAAAGCGTCCAATGTTACCAGTTATGTTTGCACCAGAAATAACATTAAAAATACCAGTAACAAAATTACCGGTCGTTGCGTCTATAGTATTGCCGGTAATTGTTGTGCCACTTAAGTTGTTAGTAAAAACGCCACTAATGGCTGTTACTCTAGAAAAAGAACCCGATGCTCCTGTTACGGTTGTACCAGAAATAAACGTTGCACCATAGATTTGATTAGCGTTGATAACATTAAAATTACCCGTAGAGCCAGTGACTGTTTGGCCAGAGATTATTCCACTAACAGTTAAACCGGAACCAAAAACACCACTTCCAAAGATAGTTAAACTACCACTGGCGTCAATATCACCGGTCGTTGTGATTGTTGGAATTGCAAGAGTATCCGTAAAGATACCAGTTGCGGCAGTTACTGTTGTAAATAAACCGGTCTGACCGGTGATGGTAGCACCCGAAACAACATAAAGAAAATTACCGGAATCGCTTTCTAAATTAAAAACATATCCTGTAAGAGCAGCAAGTGTGTAAAATGCACCAAAATCAAAATCTCCAGTTACTCCTGTAATTGATCCAAAGAAACCTGAATTTCCGGTAATTGTATCGCCAGATAAAACAGATGTAAAAACACCCGTAACTCCATTGACACGTCCAAATGAACCACTAGCTCCTGTAACCGTAGTACCAGAAACACGACTGGTAAATGTTCCAGAAATACCAGTAAGATTTGCAAACAAGCCGGTGTTTCCGGTAACAACTCCACCAGAAATTTGAGTTGTAAAGACACCGGATACACCCGTGATATTACTACCAAGAACTGTATTTCCCGTTACAGTCGCACCAGAAACACTTGAAGTGAATACACCTAAAACACCTGTGATACTAGATGCTCTTATGGTATCTCCAGTGACAACTGCACCTGAAAGCTGAGTGGTAAATACACCATTTACCCCAGTAATGTTAGTGCCCGTAATACTGGAAAAAATACCGGTTGCACCACTTATAGACTGACCGGTTAGAGTTTGAAATCGACCAGTAGAACCAGTTATTGTTACGCCGCTAATACGAACAAAATTACCTGTTCCAACACTAAGTTCACCAATAGATCCTGTAATACCATAAAAGTTAACGGCATTAACATTAACGCCAAGCAGCGAAGTGCCTGTAATAGTATTTCCGCTTAACGTAGTCTGTACTTCTGCATTACCTGTAACAACAATATTTGCAAAAGTACCTACGCCGCTGACTTGAATATTTTGCGGATTAAAAACACCACTAACAGTTAAACTGTTGCTAACAACCAAAGAACCTGCAATAGTGCCACCAGCCAATTGCAGGTAGTACTGATTGAGGTAGTCTTTGGTGTTGGCAAATGTAAACTTCTTATTTTTTAGACCGGGGTCAACTTCGGCAACATCAACGACCATCAAGAGATCGTTGTCGCTGATCTCAACAAACGAAATAGCTGGCAGTTCTGTTACGCGCCTATTAGCCACCTACCAAGCCACAAAATCCTATAAAATAAATTATAGTTGACCTGTGTTTAATTTATTTTACGCGGATTTCAATGCTTGGTAAAAACCTGGAGCCAGTATTCCAAATTGCTTGAATGCCTGTTACAAGTCCACAGGCAATAGCAAACACAACAATCAATTCGGCAACGGTTAAATTACGCCGAATGTAAACAACGCTCGGCTGAGGAGTCGCAACTTCAACGGGGGGAGCAGGGACTGACTGTCTAGATACCTGTGATTCAACCTGCGCCATTTGTTGCTTCAAGACTGTTTGACGTACGGCCTCTTCCCTGGCACGTGCCTTTAGTTGTTCCAGGAAGTCAGGCGGTAGCTCATTGAGTTGAGCTTGGTTTTGGGGAGGAATGCTAGAAGGAATTTGATCTTCCATTTACTATGCAGAACGCTTCCCCACACCTTAGCATATAAACAAAAGAGGTACGCCAATGAATCATGGACTTAGAAAAGGCTTGGAAGATATTGCGAAAGAACTAAAAGGCATACGGAATATTCTTGCCTCCATGTGGCATGCTCGTTACGCCAACGGAGAAACTGACATTGTTAATCCAGAAGCATTCACCGATGAGTATATATCGACAGAAGAATGCGCTCAACGCCTTGGAATTTCTGACCAAACAATCAGGAATTGGATTTCTTCAGGCAAGAAAAACCCTGATAAAGGTTGGACGGAAGGTATTCATTATGTCAACGTAACTCCGGATCCAGCAAAAAAAGCGGTCATCCGAATTCCCTGGAATCAACTTGTGGCTTCTTTTGCTAAAAATAAAGAAATTACTCAGCTTGATTTTAGGAGAACTGATATGTATACCCTTGTTGACCGGGGGCCGTTACCTTGAGAACACATCGTCTAGAAGGAGTTGATATTGATGTTGTCACTATCAAAAACCATGAGGAGTTGCTTCCTTCCTCTGTCGCACTACAAGTCAGTGACTTCTTGCCGCCCAATGGGTCGTTTGATGATAAATGCCTCAGGCGTTACCTGGAAATCATCAGGAACTATGAAGAGGAAGACGCCAATTCCAATATGACATTAGCAAATCGCTTGCGATTGGCATTCAAAGACATGAAACCGGACACAATCTGTGGTAAATTTCCGTTAGCTGAATTACCCCTTAAGCGTCGTTTACGTTGCGTAGCCGAATACCTAATTCGGTCGGGTGAATTTGATAAACTAAGAGACGAAAGGGGTAAGCTTGTTAAAAAACGTGGCAACCTTGGCAAGCTTGTTGTCATCTACCAGCCACTACCAAAGCTTCTTGATTCCTTAAACCGACAGCATTTGTTAAATCATGGGCAGGCGTGAAAAACTAATTGCGGCAACCATTGGTCCTGACATGGATCAAACCAAGGCACGCATGCTAAATGCAACAGTGCGTTTAATCCTTGGTGATATGGGCCAACAATATTCTCAATTCTGGGATCACGAAGGCCCAGGTGTGATGGTCTTTCAACCTGACAACGAAGAACGTTCTATGTTCTTTTGGACACTCAAAGAAATCCATAGCGCACAAGAAGAGTGCGAACGAGGCAATAATGGTGATTTAGCCGAGAGCTTCCGACGCATTCTTGAAGCTGCACAAAAGATTGATCCAACAGAAAAAGCTGGTTACGTCATCAATGACCATGATGGCATTCGGTATTTTGAAGTGGATTACAACAAAGTTGCAGAGGACTGATGTCAATTCCAGACATTAGAAAAAGCGTTGAAGACATTGAGCTTATCACCAACAAAGACTTGGTGCAAGCTGCCCATGCACTACTTGGGAACATTGATTTAGATGTTGCCAGTTCCAAGGTGGCAAATGAGTATGTCAATGCCGACAAGTATTACACACCACAGGATGACGCGATCAATTGCCAAGACTGGTTTGGCAAAGTTTATTTGTTTCCACCAAGCGGCACCTACTTCTGGGATAAAAAAAATGACAGGTGGAAAAAAACAAGAGCTACGTCTCCTACCTTGATCTCCTCTCATGCCCTCTGGTTCAAAAAGCTGTACGGTAACTGGCTAAACGGAAATATTGAACAGGGGCTGTACTTTACAAATTGCTTAGAAATGATTCGTTACGACCAGCGGATCTTTGATTTTCCTATGTGCATTTTAAAAACACCACCAAGACTGTTTCGTAATTCAAGCACTGGTGTGACAGTTCATAAAACGTGCACTTCCTTTCTGGTGTATCTGCAACCAATGAATAATTCCGCTGCGGCCACTCAAAAATTTATTGACATTTACAGCGAAAAAGGCCGAGTACTTGCCTAGGTTCGATATACTGAAAGACGATTGCTGACCATTATGAGCGTCCTTGCTGACTGGGAAATCAAAGAGCTTGCTGAAAAGCATCAGATGATTTCACCCTTTGTTGATCGCCTGGTCAGTAAAGAAGATGGCCGCAAGCTTTTAAGCTATGGTCTCAGTTCTTATGGGTACGATATTCGCCTTTCTCCCAAGCAGTGTTTGATCTTTGGTAAGATCCAGGCAGGCGACTGCGATCCCAAAGCATTTGATGAAAATATTCTGAAACCAGCCGAGTTACTAGAAGATGAGAAAGGCGAGTACTTTCTTTTGCCTCCCTACGGTTACTGCCTGGGCGTTGCCATGGAACACATTAAACTTCCCCGTGATGTAACTGTTGTGGCAGTCGGCAAATCTACGTATGCCCGATCAGGTATATTGGTAAATATTACGCCTGCAGAAGCAGCTTGGGAGGGCCACCTCACTCTTGAAATTAGTAACTGCACTGGCTTGTTTAATCGTATTTATGCTAACGAAGGTATTACGCAACTTCTGTTTTATCGTGGGGAACCTTGCAGAACAAGCTATCAAGATCGCAAGGGTAAGTACCAAAACCAGCCCTACGAAGTTGTGTATAGCCAGGTTTAACCAAAGTACTTGCCGAATTGCTCGGTAGGTTTATCGGCATAATTAGTACTCCCACCTCGGCCAATCCTGTCTCCTTGATAGGCTGAGGTGGGTTCATTTATTTGACTTGACTGTTGAAACTTACCGGCAGCTTTAGCGGCACGAAAATATTTTGCAATCCCAGGTTGTGCTGCATTTGAACGTTCAGCCACTTGACGCTCTTCTGGATCCAGGCGCCGAATATCGATGTCGTAACTGTGCTCAGGATTGAGATCACTAAGCTCAGCACCAGAGCTACCTGTAGTTACCCCACGTCGCTGCATTGAATATTTAACCCACAATGTCCGTGATAATATTGTACTAGAGCCAACACAAAGGTTTTATATCATGCATCAATACATGGACTCCGATCCGTTCTGGGATCAAAACGTTTACGACGAAGTGATGTGTCGCTGTTTATCTCTTGAAACGTTTGGTGCGCCTCTCGCCAATGATGAAAATGATGTGCCATTATATGATCAGTACAACCGAGGATTAGTTGCATGTCAGGACGACAGGCCGAGGACAAATCTGGCAATCGAGGGTGGACGGCCCGGAACGACGGGACTGATTCCCTCAATGGAGGAAGCTCTCTCCCAGTACCCAAGCTCATCTCCAAAACCCAAGGCACTGGTATTGGAATTGGAAGCAGTACCGGACAAGGAAAAAAATCTATCCCTGCGCCGCAAGGGACTGATGCGCTGAAGGACTGGAAAGATTTCTTCGCTCCAGTAGAAGAGGATACGGGTTGCAAGGATGGGGTTTGTCCTGTGCCATGGGCAAAAGGCGTCGAAGCTTTTGCTAGTGCTGAGTTCCTGACTAAAGACAGGAACTCAAACTTCCCTGGTGAAAACACTATTATCGCTGTGGATATGGACGCACCCATTGACTTGGTAAATCATCCCCCTCATTACGCTTCTGGTGCAATCGAGTGCATCGAAGCAATTGAGGCTCAGCTCACTCCAGAAGAATACCGTGGTTACCTTAAGGGGAATTGCGTAAAGTACCAGTGGCGTGAACGCCAAAAAGGCGGTGTAGAGTCACTGAAAAAAGCTCAGTGGTATCTAAACCGCCTTATCGAACTTGACGAATCAGCTCAGAAAGGCTGAAGGTAATCGTCTTCATCATCATCTTCGTCGTCGTCTGCAATGCAGGCGGCGGCGAGTTGTGCTAGCTCAATATCCGTTGGATGGCCAAAGTCAATATCGATATTTTCATCCGCCAAGATTTCCTTGACTGCTTGCCATTCCATCAGTCGTTGATGGTAGAGGTTTAAAAGAGCTGAATACAACTCATCCCAGGTCATCTCTTCGGCCTGCAATTCGGCCTTACGCATGGCAAATTGAAGTTCCAATGGAAGTTCAAAATGCTGTGGTTCTACCGAACGTTCCATTGATTCCTTCATTGGGTCAATAAAAGTATTCTAAGTCTACACATTAAAGATAGCGTCTATCTCTTCGTGGGTGGCGTCACTCCAGGGGTTTTGACTAAGTTTGAAATTATTAGCAAACTGAGCCAGGTCATAAGGGCTTGTGTTTTCTTCTAGCTTCCTTATTGCTTTTACTTCATGAGGAGCAGCTGTATAGGAACGAAAAGCGGCCAGCAAAAGGTCAGTCGTTTCGCGTGGAACAGTCTTTACATCTTTAAGAAACAATTCAACTTCTTCACGACGGCGTTCTACCATGCCTCCGACAACATTGTGGTAATAGTCATAAATCCACTGATTCATTTCTTTTACAGTTCCAGGCCAGTCTTCAATTTCAACAAGATCTGGGATCGCACTGTAGAGGAAAGACTCCCAACCAACCGAATGGATAAACGACAGCAACGCTTGTCGCATGTGAGTATCTAAGCCAAGATTTAACTTTTCTAAATTTTGATCAAGAACTGCAAGCTCATGGTAAAGATACTCCATGGCTTTGTGTTTTGTGCAGCGCTGTCCACGTTTTACCGGCTCTCCATCTGGGTAAAACTGTGTACCAAAACCGATGGTGTAAGGCTCAGCTTCAGTTACGGGATCTGCGTAGGCCTTTTCATTAAACCCCTCATGTTTACAAATGAGGCGTACTGCTTCACTGAAATCTGACATGGGAGCAACTACTGTTACTCCCAATCATACACAATAATTTAGATTACTTGCCCTGCCCCCTGCTTAACTTGCGACCATGGTTAGCTTTGGAATGCTTGCCATCACCTTGCCTCGTCAGCTTTGGGCGGGATTCAATTTTAACTAATGAGGTTGACTTGGGTTTTGCCATCGTGAGCTGGATGGGGCGTGGTTAATTTAGCCGAATTCTTGCAAACTGTCTACCACTTCACTTTATGGCTCCAGTAACGTGCGGACATCTTGTCAGGGCTTGAGTCTTGTGCGTTATGTCGAGCATAATAAGAGTTTCTACGTGCCTTGTCCTTTTCTGTTTTTGGGTTTTTACCGGCACCCTCTACGCCTTGCTGGCCAAAACGCACAATTTTTTCCTCCCCTCCCTCGCAGGCTTTCACAACATGGCTCTTGGTTGGATGTCCTGGCGTCTTCCTTGGTTTGTTACATTCCATTGAATCTTTGTGAAGCTTGGCTGCAGAAGCTGCTTTGCGTGCTTTATCAGACATTAGCTAAAACCTTTAAACATGGATGTAAATTCACCGAGAATAGATTGAGCTGTCTTTGACTTGGTCGGTAGCTCTTCTTCGTCTCCTCCAAATATATTAAAATAAGAAGATTTTGCAGGCTCGTTTGTTTTTGCTGTTGTCGTGGTCGGTTCTGCTTGGTCAAAGAAATTTGAGATGTTGGAAAATGCACTGAAGGGATCAGAAAGATCCAGGGCTTCGGTGGTTAGTCCTTCTTTGGACAAAGCCTTGCTTAGAGTTCGCTGCTCTTCCCTATCAACGTCCGGCATAAAGTTTGTATAAAAATCGTCTTCACTTCCCTCAAAGCCAGCGGATTTAAAAATTTGATACAGTTGAGTCTCGGCCTCTGGACTGATATCTTTTTTGTCTTTCTCTCTTTCAATGTAACTAACACCAAGTTTCTCTTGATTCAAGTTTTCTTTTTGTTCGTTTAAATATTTAATACTTTCCCTGATATTTTTAGCTTCTTCAGTCCTAAACGAATCAATTAAATATTGCTTTACATTTTCAACCGTAGCATCACTCCCTTCGAGCCCAATCTGTTTAAGTATTTTTTCCCATTCTTCTTTGTTTTTTTCTGGGCTAACAGAAGACAAAATAGAATCCGCAAATTCTTCTGGTGTTACAAACTTCATAAAAGCAGTATCACCATACAAGTCTTTCCTAAGGACAAGCTCTTCTGTTGTTTCTGTAATTTTTTTTTGCAATTCGTTATACCCCAAGATGTTTTCAGCTGGATCCAGGACAATTGGGTTTCCTTGTGCGTCTTTAAGCTGTCCAGTTGAACCAAGTACTTGATAATGAAGCCTCGCAAAAACTTTGGGATCAGTCTTGTAAGTACCTTCATAACCGTAACGGTAAGCTTCGGTTGCCCAATCTACTCCGTTGGAACTTGCGCCATTCTTGGCTGCTTCAAAATCTGCATTAACAATTGTCTTTTGATTTGCATAAGCAAGGCGTTGATCCGTGGTTAAATCTTTGGTTGCTTTAGTAATTGGATCCAGATAAAAATCAGAATCAAAACTTCTCCTTGCGGCTTCAGCTGTTTTGTAAAAACTAAGCATTGCATTGCTTCGCAGTTCTGCAACTTGCTTTAATTTATTAATAACAGATTGAGACTGAAAGATATTTTGCTCTTCTTCTTTAACATCTAAGTAACTGACAAATTCATCCATAGACTTTGATTGATCAAAGCGAGGCTTAATGTAACCATTAATAAAACTAGTCAAAAACTCTTTCTGAGAATCTTGATCAACTTTTAACAACAGCTCTTTGAATTGATTTGCATTATTGATGTCTACTTTGTACTCTTCTGCTTTTTTTAAAAATAAAGGCTTTTCTGCATTTGGATTAGTCTTTAGCGCTTCGTCATAAGTTAATTTGTCATTTTTTGCTTGCTCTTGATAACGTGCAATCTCTTCAGGGGATCGCGCATTGAGCTGCATTTGAAAGGTTTCATAACGCTTAAGCAGGGTTTCGTCAAACCATTTTTGCCAGTTATAAACAGTTGCGTTAGACGAAACGCCTGTAAGTCCCTCAATATCTTTCTGAAGATTTGTTTTAAAAGTATTCTTTGGATCTACAAAACCTAACATACCACCAAAAGAAGAGTCCCCTAGAATTGAGTTTGCCAATGTAGTGTTAATATTCATTATCTCGCTGTACGCAGGAAGATTCTTTACGAGCATTAAATTTGATTCTTTTTCTTTTGCTTTTTTTAATTCACCAATAGACTGCTGCAAAACATCCTGCGCAAGCAATTGCAATTGTTTTTCTTGACGACTAGACTCGGAAGTTAGTACATTGGCAATATTTTGCTCTAATAAAGTATTTACCTCTGCCTGGTTAATTAGCTTTCCCTCGGAGTCGTATTCAGGAGTAGCAAGTTGAATGACATCTTTGCCACCAATCTTTGTAATGCCTAAAACCTTGTCTCTATAGACTTGTTTTTCATAGTCCGTAAGTGTTTCTAAATAATTGGTTGATTGCTCAGCTTCCAGGGCTGCATTTCCTCTATAGCCAGCGTGCCTGCCTACGTTGGTGTAATGCTGCAAAAGATAAGTATTTTGACTGTAACGAGCAGTGATATCTAAATTTTTAAAAATACGTCCGTTAACATTTGTTTCTTGCGCAGCATTCCATTCTTTTAATGCGTCTGGATAATTTTGTTGATAATAAGACGCATTAAACCCACCAGTAGGAGGTTGAACACCTTGAGAAGCCGCGTCCCAGGGAGTCACTTTTTCTTTCAAATAAAAAGTATCAAAGGCGTTTTTTGCCGAATTAAATACGGTTGAAATTTCTGCGTTAGTCAAGCCGGCGCTTTGCAAAATGCTATCGTCCAAAGCTCTTAGTTTGTTTAAGTAGTCTCCACCTTGAGTGGTAGACGCTAATGAGATAAGCGAAGAACTAAAACTATTAATAGCTGTATTTTTATTTTTTGTTAATTGATTTTGAGAATTTAACTGTGCCGCTGCATTGCTGCGATTTGCAACTTGCGTCTCATTGTGCGTAGCTGCTGCAGTTGTGCGCCTTGTAATATCTTGAGTATTTTCCGAAGCATTGCTGTTGTTTGTAGCTTTATTAGTATCTAATTGATTTCTTGCGTCTCTTAATGCTTGCTTGCGATTGTCATTATCACCATTTGGAAACTGAAAATTATAATCACCTATTTCTTTACCCGCCTTTAGATCATATCTTTCCCAGTTATTACCAGGACTCGTGTTTTGGATTTTTATTTCATCTACCTTACCATTGTCTTTGAACTTGACAAAGAATTTTTGCGTGGTTGCTAAGTCGGTTGGCCTGTTTGCCGGATAGGTAGACGCAAAATCAGCTGCTGTTTTACCTGGGTACTGAGATGCAAAAGCTTCGGCAGTGTAATCCGTTTTTTGGTTTGTAGGGTAAGAAAAAGGCGTCCAGGTTTTTGTGCTTGTGTTGTAAGATGCCATTAGTTACGCAGCAAAATTTTTATCGTCAAGCCTGGGCTTCCAGGGTAGTAATTCTAGTGTATCTTGTTGCATCCAGTTTGTAATTTTTTCAAGTTTTAAGGCATCAAAAAAAGACTGCTTTAAATACCATTCTTGCATTTTTTCACTGGCCTTGTTAGTATTGCACCGCCTGCAAGCAGGTAAGAGATTGTGACGATTAGAAGATCCTGATTTAAATCTGGGTACTATATGATCTAAGCTTGTTGCCGGATCTCCACAGTAACCACAGCAGTGGCTCCAGGATTTATAAATTTCATCTCGAAAACGTTTTTTAGCAAGTTTTGGTGTTAATTCAACTAGCAAAGCAAGGGGCTCGTGCTCGTTGCAAAACATGTATTTGATTGCCGTTATCTTATTTTAATTTCACCTATCTGTTAAGCCAAAAATAAAAAGATAAAATTTTTATTAAACTGGTTGACATGGGCTTGACACCAGTTAAGGTATGCAAGTAAATGTTTTGCTTGCACCATGGCAACTCACCAGGGATGGGTTTCTGCTCAACGCGTAGAAGAACTTCTAGGCCTTGACAAGAAGACTCTCTTCAGGTACCGCGATAATGGTACCCTGAAGCTTGGACCGCACTTTGCAGCCTTTCCTGAGACACGCTCGCGGGATAGCTATCGCTGGAACGTAGAGGCAGTACGCAAGCACCTCAACAAACAAGATAAGCTTCCGGTTAAAGCTTGATCAAATAACATAAACCCCGCTTCGGTGGGGCTTTTTTATGGTTTGTATGGTTCACCATTTTTATCAAACATTGTAAAACCTTGCATAACAACAAAATTTGTTGGTATGTTAAAAAGTTTTTGCATCATTGGCATCATCATTGGTGATTGACAATTATAAGGAGGTACGTCCATATTTCCTAACGCTTTTGTTGTCATAACAAAAGACAAAGCAGATTTCTGATCACTTGCTGTTTGATCTATAAGATGCTGCTCCCAATTGACCATGCTTCCTTGTTGAACAGGAAAATCAGATGGTTCTGGCGGAAAAGTTTTATCTTTAAATCGAAGTGCATAAATATGTTTGCAATAACGCAACTCATCTAGCAATGGTGTCCAGTTATCAGTTAACGAAGTAATCTGTCCTTGTTCAGCACTATAATCATTGTAGCTAGGCATCCCTTCTGCTTTTGAGCCAGGGATAGCTGGATCTGCCGTACTTCTTAAATAGGTTGCACCGAATTCACGGTAGACACCTGGATTGTCACGGATTGGATCAGGTGTCAAAGAGGTAGTTGCCACATTAAAAGGTAAGGAGTATCCGGATGGTGCATACACGGTTAACTGCCTGTTTAACTTAGCTGTTGTCATAGCACTGTTATCGACAACTCCACTAAGGGTCATTACTTCATATCGACCAGGCTTAATAGATGCAACATTTGAACGAGGGTAAATGCGTTTGTTACCTTTGGTTAAATCACGCATAAACGAGTAATCACGTCTGGTAAAGTCTTGGCACGAGCAACAAAACCTAGCACCTGTTATCAAGTACCTGCCTACTGTAAATGAAACGGGTGAAGGCGTTAAATACTCTTGGTCAGGAGTAATTTGAACTGAGCCCGTTTTTCTTAACGTCAAAATACCAGTGAAGGGATTGGTATTGATTAACACAGCTTGTGAGTAGCCGTAACGTTTTTGCGTATTGGGGTTAATTGTTTCTTTGTCAATGATTTCACCACCAACATCAATAACACGATCTTCTAATACCTCACTATTCAAAGGAGTCAATCCACCAGGTACGCCTGGAACTGCCACATAAAAAGGAGGAGGCAGTGGGTTGGAAGGGCTCCAATTGCCAGCAAGTTTTACGTACCAATTATTTGCATCTTCTGTAATTGATTCAATAAATAATTTTTGGCCACTACTTGGATCAGAAAGTTTATCACTACGCATTGAGCCTGCATAGCGCCAGCCGGCCCAATGCATGCCAAGCTCTTTGTTCTTTGTTGGAAATCCAACAAAAGTACCTGAGACTATGGGTGCCGGATTTGTTACAGAGCTTGGAGTACCCGATGGAACTGGAATTTGATATTGAAAAGGATATGTGTAATCATTGTCATAAAAAACTGCCGTGGCTAACTCGTAACCACGGCGCCACCTGGACCAGGCAGATTCTCTGTTGGCAGCATAGATTGAGTCAGGGACCGAGCCTTTAGAGAACTCTGTTTTAATTGCTTTTACCCCTGAAGGTAAAAAGATAGGCCCCTGGCTGAAGTTACCAAAAGAGCTTCCACTCTTTTTAGCCATTCTTAGAAGAAACCGCCTTGTGCGTAAATGTGAGCACCGGGAGTGTAGCCGGATACGTTAGGTCCTTCAGCAAACACACCGACGTAAATACGGTCACCACGCTCCAGGTAAACTCCTTTGTTGCGAAGAGGTGCTGTGGGGCCGAGGCCAGTTGTGTTACCAGCTTGTACAACAGGTGCGGCAAGAACAGGCATCACATCAGAGCAATCAACCTGCCCGCTGCTAGCAGGGACTGTCTTGGTGAACAGTACACGGTAGTCACCCGAAGCCGGAATAGGAGTAGTAGTATTACGCGTATGGTAGAAAACAAAAGTTACGGCAGGTTGATTATATGCAGCACCGTTATAGCTAAAACCACTAGCTGTACCACCAGAAAAAATTAAGCTAGTGTTGACACCAGTCAAAGTGGCGGCACCGGTGTACGTATAGTAACCAAAGCCACTCATGGCAGCCGTACCAAGAACACCCGTGTTTTGAATAAAGACTTGTTGACCACTGGTTAGTGCAATCACAGTGCCAGACGTACCACTGCTAATTGTGTAATCAGGGTCACGATATTTATCGTTTCTGACAATCGTAACAGAATCAATAACACCACCATTGTTATTGTCTTCGCCAAAGGTCGCATCCATGTCGACCAGGATCGAAGGAGATTGGCCTCCTTGAACAAAAATAGTATTACCGGCCTGACTGCCAACTGTCTGCGTAGTTACGCGTACAGAATCAAATAAAGGACGGTCAACCAACAAGGGTTGCTTGTTTGTACTAGTAGAGGCCAATTGTTTTCTCCTAGGCTATTACACTTATTTTAGCAATATTACTGTCGGCCAGTTAATTCTGTCAGGAACCGACTTACCGGAGTGTAGTACTCAGCATCAAATAGATTTTTGTTCATTTGACTTTGAGGTGGAGACATTAGCGACAGCAACTTTTGATTCATGTTTTGATTACCGCCTGCCAGCATTTGTCCCATGAACATACCAAGTAAAGCCTGGGGATCAATAGAACTTTTAGCAGGGGCAGCTGCAGTGGGGGCAGGAGTAGAAGGTTGCTGAGTCAATGGATCTCCCAAGGTTGCTTGAGCAGCCTTGTAAAGAGAACCACCTTGTTTAAATTTTGGCAAGGAACTGGCAACAGAAGTACCAAACGAATCCTTGGCATTAAGATTTACGTTTGGATTCCCACCCAAAATCGTTGCATATGCACGATCAATTCCCATCTGACCAGGCTTATATCCACGGTCAGTAAGGAATTTTTCTACGGCGGGCAGCTGTTCTGCGATTGTGTAGTTACCTAGTTTATTTTTGTCTAGGTATTTTGCACGTTCTGGACCGCCAAATTGGATTAAGCCGTAATAGTTTCCACCGGCACCACCGTAAACATTAGGCCTGAATCCAGACTCTTGGTGAATAAGCGCACCAAACTCATAAGGGTTCAAGCCAAGACGTTGTGCTGATTGAAATACAGCAGCGCGGTCTTCTGGTTTTAGTGTTCCAATGCGTCCAGTACTCATGGTATTTACCTTATTCTCCTACCCAATTTGAACTTGCTTTGAGACCAGGAATAAATACAGTTTGCAGCGCAAGGGCCGTAGCTAAATAGGTCAAAGTACGTTTAACAAACTTAGGACAGAGAATCATTGGTTTAAAGCAACTACACTGGCCCCCATAGATCAAAGATCTGCGTCCAGTTGGCTGGGCTTACATGCTGTGCAATGCCAGATGGTTATTTAGCTTGTGCGCTTAACAGTTTCTTCTTGAATTCTTCGGCTTGTGCCTGGGCCTTGTCTGATGCCAGGCTTGAAGCATACGCATTTGCGTCAGGAGTCAAGCTGGTGCCAACAGGAGAAAGGCCCTGGGCGCCCTGGTAGGAGGCCATGGGAGCAGGGATGCTACCAGGGGCAAGCAGGGCGTTCATGCCGGTCTGCAGGGGCGTTCCACCAGGGGCTGCATCTTGGAACCGGGTAAACATCTTAGCTTGTTGTTGGTTGGCTGCACCACCAAAATAGCTGGACTCAGTACCAAGACCAGTCGCTCCTGTAAATGCGGAAGGCGCCACCGTTGTGTAATCAACTGGACCAGTCGGAGGTGCAGTTGCAAGCGGATTAGAGGGGTTGAAAAGCAAACTAGAAGGCTGAGCACCAGCAAATGCACCCATCTCAGTCGGTTGGCCCATGGCACCTGCGTTAATGGTGCCTTGAATTGCGTCGTAACCCGACTGACCAGGCTTCACGTTGGCGGCAAGACCACCATGCCTTTGTGCCCAGATTTGCATACCAATATCACGGGCAGCATTCATATCTTCTTGGGTCTTTGCACCAGCGCGAGCGCGTTCATAACGCTGAAGCTCAGGGTCTTGTGCCGTGAGCTGAGCAACGCGTGATACTTCTTGTTGGTAGGCACGCTCAGCAGCAGGAGAAGAACTTGGACCTGCACTTACTCCAGGTGTAGAACTTTGTGCAGAGGGTCTTGCATACCGTCCATACATGCCAGTCTGCTGTGCTTGCTGTGCAGGAGCAGTATAAGGACGGCGTCCTTGCATGATCTGGCCGCCTGCATAAAGCAGTTCATTACCCAATCGCCTACCGATATCAGTTTGTGGATTCGGTTTCAAACCGGGCATTGTTTGTGCAGCTCTATTTACTGCAGCACTAGTCGCAGAAGATGACTGACCTTGGTTAAAAATTGCCGGCATCCAAGAAGGGGCCGTAAAAACTCCTGCGCCATACCCAGCGCGACCAAGCAGTCCCTTTAAACCAGCTAGTTCTTTTCCGCCTGCAAAACTAGGCATAATTACCTCCAAACCTCATGTAGATAGATGCGTGAACCGACAGCGGGCTACTTTATTTATTAATTTGATTCTAAATCAAGACACGCAAATTCTTTATAGAAAAGTCTTTGCGCATCTAGGGCAGCCTTCTTTGCTTCTTCCTCGGTCTTAAAGTTGCCTACGGTGATACGTTTACCTTCCAAAGTAACACGAACACGGTACAGCTCGTTATCTTTCCTTTGGCTATACCCAACAAAAATTTTGTTGTAGTTGTTTTCCGCCTCACTAGCCAACCTTAAATTTTCCCAGCGATTGTCTTGGGCATTTCTGTTTTTATGCTCAACCAGCAAAAGACCTGGATCTATACCGGTCATCAATACCCAGGCAACTCGACTAATGTAATAGCTTTTCCCTTTATGTTTTATCGTCCACGTTTTGCGTCTTACCGGACCGCCAAGAGAACCGATTGGTTTACCGATTTTTTGCTTATCAGCCTTGCAACGTGATTTAATTAAAAACAACTCACCTGTTTCTGGTATATATTCATAATATTCTTTTAACTCTTCAATCGCCGGCAAGGGACAAGGGGCCACCATCTGTTTAATCCGTGTATCAATATCCTAGCATACACGGATTAAATCATCGCCATAGCTCGTGAAGATATATGCGAGTGCCAACCGAGACATCGGCGGGTCCAGGTAATGCCTGGATAAACTCAGCACCAGAGCGTTCGTAACGATAACGAGCCTGGAACGGATCCTTGTAGTTAGGTACGTAAAGAATGCCAGCCAAACGGTTTGTTTCGTAGAGATAGATCTCGTCCCAAACTTTTAATGCTTCCTTGGCATTACTTGACCGAATAGTACGATCAACGTCACCAGCAATACTTTCGAGTCGAGTAGAAGGTGAAGTGGCTACCTCAGTCTTTTTCTCGGCAGTATCACAACGACCAATTTGAATAGCAATTTTATCGTAGAAGTACGAATCTGGGATGGTATTCAGGGCTTCTTCCAGACGTGCGTAATCGCCCGCCGGAACAGAAACCGTGAAATAGCCCAGGTGATACCTGACCCTACTTTTGTCAAAGTCAGATAATTGCACTTCTAACTTGCGTATCTTTCAATTATAAATGCAAAGAATCCCTTGAAACTTAACCTTGGTAAGGATTTGAGCTGATGTATTGCTCTAGCATTTCTTGTGCCAAACTGCGCCTGGGCGCCATAGCAGAAGCTGCCATCTGTTCAAACATAGACTGCTGCAAAGTCTTTTGCTTGGGTTGTGCCAGGGATGCTCCGTACATCATGGCTTGCACAAAAGAATCCATATTGGATCCAGTGTTTTGTGCGTTAGCAGTTGGCGTTTGATTGCTTGCGAATTCTGCAGCCTTGCCAAGGCTTGCCATGTGTCCGATACCTACTTCGTATTTGTTATCTCCTGTTTTAAATGTTGCCAGGTTTCCGTAACCACCTTGATTGGCAAGGGGGGTAAACTTACCCGCACCTTCCATATAAACAGGAGTTCCCTGAGGAAGAGCCCAATCTTCACCTTGGTGGAAAGAAGATGCTCCAGCAGTTGGCGCAGTGCGAGGACCAAATTTAGATGTGACGGCTACGTTGGAAGCCGGGTTTAAAACTAATTGACCTTCTTTGTTTTTGATAATTGCAGGAATTTTTTGCTCGCCAATACGCAACCCAGTTAAAGCACTACGAATAGTGCTCGGATCAATATGTTTTCCAGTGCCAAGGTCCTTTACATAGACGTGACCATGCGGACCAGTGGAGGTTCCGGTACTGCCAATATTTCCTAAGAATGCAATTCCTGCCATTATTCTTTTATTTTTAATTTTAAGACTAAAAAACCCCTGGTTTCCCAGGGGCCAGTAGGAGACAAGTTAAACGCGGACTAAGTCGGCAGCAAGTACGGCAATAAAACGTTTCAGGTGTTATAGTTTTATTTTGCTATCTTAAAAATGAAAAGAATTAATCCAAAAACTGGGGCATTTTTTAAACACGGCGACTGCAGGGAAGACGGCTTTATTTTTATTGGTTACAACTTTAAAAAAATTAAACAAGACGGAACTTTTTTAGAGGTATGGATGAGTCCCGACCAACAAGAAAAGAAAAAAGCCTATGACAAAAAAAGATCTCAACGTTTGTCTTCTGAAAACAGAAACTGGATGAACAATTTAAAAATAACAGAAGGTTGCGCATGCTGTGGGTATAACGAACACCCTGAGGGACTAGATTTTGATCATCTTTACGATAAAAAATTTAACATTGGACGAGGGGGTACGTTTAGCAAAAAAAGACTTGAAAAAGAAATAAAAAAATGCCAGGTTCTCTGTGGCACATGCCATCACATAAAAACAAGAAATAAAGAAAAATTCAACGCCATAATGAAAAAGAGGGGTGTTACCCCTCTTGGTTGAGTTATGCGTTTAAATCAGACCCTTATTAAATCGGCTGCCAAGACCGCACTCCAGTCAACTCTTTTGATTTGTTTCAACTGCTCAAGGCTGTTAAATCTCTCACCCGATAAGGACATCTGTAGATCTTTGATCTCTCGGGCAGTCTTCAGTCCAATGCCCTTGATATGATCTGCGATCATTTGGGCGGTGGCTGAGTTGATGTTCAAGCGAGTGTCCGGAGGAAAAGTACGTGGCTCTTCCTGTGCCGCCTTATCTTTTACTTGAAGAGCAGTCACCTTTTTGGTAGCTTGCTCATCAGGGATAAGTTCAGTTTTGTAAGCAGTGTAAAGGCGACCGTCCTGATCTTCGACCATGAACCAATCGCCATTATCCCATTCGCTTACGATCTTGACGCGAGCGCCTGTTTTTTTATGCTGATGAAGAATCATAAAGACCAGATTTTCTCTCTGGTCTTATATTAACCTAATCAGCTAACAGTGCGGCCAGTCAGGTAACCATCGATGTCCTCGTAACCGGGGGCATCATCGGGCTGGATGTAGCAAACTTCCACAACCAGGTAACCGGTGCGGCCAGCAGCAGCATCAGCGGTCGAGATGTAGAAACCACCAGAAGTAGAGGTGTCGTTAGCAGCACCTTTAGCAAACACTTTCAGAGTGGTGCCAGTGGTAGCAGCGTAGTAGCACACACCGCCGGAAACGCCAGCACCGCCAGTAGCAGTGATGAACGGAGCGGTACCAAAAGCTTGGCTGCCACCAGCGAAGTAAATCTTGGTAGCTGCGTCACCAGAGGTGCTGGAAGTCAGGTTGGCTTGGATCACACCTTCACCAACGCCAGAAGCGGCGGTGGGGCCACTGGAGTCACGACCGAAGGAGATCACGTTACCGGTGGCGGCATACACACCGGAAGCCACGCGGCCATCGCCCCAGCCAGAGGCAACGGAGACGGCAGTGCGATACACAAAAGCAGGCTGGGCGGTGGTACCAGAGATCACCATGCCGGTGATGTCGGTACGGGTGTCATCCTGGCGGTAAGGCGAAGGAATGATCACGTTACCCGTAGCAACAGGAGTGCCAGAGGTGGCGGTAACAGCCACGTAACCACGCTGTTGGAAATAACGATAGCCAGGGGTAGCCAGCACCGAAGTGGGGCCGCCCTTGGAACCATCATTGGTTCCATCCTGGCTGTTGTCGATATTCTTATACCAACCGTTCAGAGGCTCTGCCCAGTTGCCTGGGTAGATTTTTTTGGAAGACAAATAGGTCATTTATTTCTCCTAGATAATTTATTTATTGTTATCAGATGGTGCCGTCGTCTTGCAGGAAGCTGAAGGCGGTGGTCACGAAGTCCTTGTTCAGAATCTCGAAGCCAGCATACAGCTGCCAAATTAAGATGATAAAACGGCTGAAGTCGTCGTTATTGTTGATAAGCACCTGGGCATTAGGGCCGCCGATGCCAACGCCAATAGCTTGAGGACCGAAGAAGTAACCCTGAGCAACTTCGTAAGAAGTGTAGTTAGAGCTACCACCGATATTGAGGTCGGCAGTGATGCTCTTGGTCGGGAAGTTGGTCGACTCGAAGAACTTGACGCCTTCAAACTGCACGCCGGTCGGCATGACAGGTTCGCCAGCCAGGAAGTAACCTTGACCAGCTTGGGGACCCTGGAAGAAGCTGGCGTTGTTAGGCAGCATGGGGTTGCCCATGTACATGCCTTGGCCGGGGTTACCAGAGTAACGAGCGATCTCACGGAAGTCGGGGTCACGACGCAGGTGCATCATGAAAGTGGGATCGCAAATACAACGATACAGACCATCAGCGAAGGTCGGCACGTTGCGCTTACGCAGATCCTTAACAACGGTCAGCAGGTCGGTACGCACCTGGAACTGCTGCACTTGGGCTTCGTACTGAGCTTGGGTGTAGGATACACGACCAGAGGCGTCCTTAACTTTGCCGCCGGGGAAGTAGTAACCACCCTGGGTAGAGGAAGCGGCACCATTGGCTTCAGCTTTGGCAAGTTCGTCAATGAAGACGCGGTCGCGCCAACGACGATAGTCATCAAGCAGCGTCAGGCTACCGATGGACTGGTGGAACATGTTGAGGTTGCCACTATCCAGCAGAAGGCGCTGAGCAGTGATCAGGGTCTCACGAGCAATCTTGAAGGTCGAAGGCTGGGTCGGATCGCCGGGGTCCGCAGGACCGGTGTATTCCTTAAGCACCACCAGGACTTTTTCCTTGGTGATGTTACGGCTGTTAGCGGTACCGATGGTTTGGTCGGCAATACGCTCACGGCTATCCTTAGTACCAGGGGTACCCCAGAACTTGTAGCGGTCTAACTGAACAGTTTGACCGGGCTGACGAGTGAAGTCGTGGACAACCACAGGCTCCACTGCCATTTCGGCAATGTAAGCAGGATGGGGCCGATAGAGTTCGGCGCCCAAAATCTTTGGAAAGTCGTTATCAATGAACACTTTACTTTATCCTCCAGTGTCGCAGGAATTTATCGGGTGAAAGATTCAGACATTTATATGTCTTATCTAACACAAATTTTAGCAGCCCGTAATTTAGTTAATTACATGTACTGGGCTGTGGTCGTGGATGCACGTGCACCCATCGTGTTACTTGAGCCGTATTGCTCAGGATCCACGTACTGTTGTTGCTGTTGGAACCCAGGGAGCATTAAGCCGGCAACGTTAGAAACGCCACCGCCAACCAAGCCACCAATACCAGCCGCGATAGGAGCAGCTGCCATTGTGGCACCTTGTTCAGCGCGACTCAAGTTAAGGAGTTGCTGCTGTTTACCAAGACGCTCCAGCATGGGAATAGCTTTTTGATTTGCAGCTTTTGCCGTGTCACGCGCACCTGCTTCTGCAGCATATAACGCACGTGAAATATAAGGCGTTGCTTCGCGCTCTAGATTACCAATGCCTCTTTGAAGAGCAATGTTTTCTTTGCCAATCTGACCAATGGCTCGACCTGCAGCTGCGCCACCCAAGCCTGCTAATGCAGCTTCGGTAAGAATGCGACCTGCACCTTCGTTTTCTTCGTCAGATAAATTACCGGCAACTGAACCGCCAGCACCAATCAGCCCGTAGGCCAATGGTGCCATGGCAGCAGTTTTTGCCGGACTCAATGCGCCAGTAGTAAGCTCTTGCTTAGCCCTGGATAACATCGGAGAGAACTTACCGGCAATATTCATTGCCTCACTCCATCACAAACAGTTTGTTTGCAACCACGTTGGGCTGGGCATAGTTCAGAAGACGCCAAGCGTTTTCAGGGCTAGTTTCCATTTGTTGCTTAAAGCTGCCCCAGAAGTTTTCAGGTTGCTGAGGAGCAGAAGCAGCAGGAGGAGCAGGGAACTCACCGTAGTTAGCTTGAACCGGAGCGGTGGGATAACCACGGGTTTCCAGTTGAGCTTCATTTTCGTACACGGGGTACGGACCTTCAGGACCAAAGAACTTCAGCGTGTAATCGCTAAGAACATCAGGGTTGGTCAGGATTTCGTTATAAGCCAGATTCTCGGTATGCTCAGCAACCGCAAAATCGGCATAACCACCAATCAGATTTTGTGCACGTTGGCCCCAGGCTACGGCACTATCGAGCATTCCTTCGAGTTGAAGGGCGTACTGGTTTAGCAGAGCCGGAGCTTCCACCCCGTACGCGTCGATCACCACTCGGCTTTCCTGGCTCAGACCCAGGTAATCCGCTACGTCCGCCAAGGAGGGACTCGAGGAAGTTTGGGAAGAGCTGGGCAATGAGGCCGGGTTGGTTAATGAGGTCGGGGCTGCCGAGTTCCAGGTAGCTGGGCTGCTGGGCTGTCCGTAATTGGCCGGGGTATAGGTCGTCGGAGCTGATTGTTGACCCTGGAACGGGGATTGAACTGGTGCGCTCAGCAGGTTCACCACCTTGTTGAACGCCGATTCCCATGGATTCCCCTGAGGAGCTTCCGCCGGTTGGGATTGGGGGGCGTACTGAGTAGGGGCGGATTGGTAGCTGATATTCGCTTGAGGAATCGCTTGGGGGTAAGCGGTCCCCACTTGGTACGCCACCGGAGCCGCTTGGTAGCTGCTGGGTGCCGGAGCTGCTGCTGTCACGTAGCTGCTCGGGGCTACTGACGGCTGTGCGGGGCTCATCTGTGGGATCGATTGGACGGTAGCGTCCTGCATAACTCATCTCCTTTTGTAAAGCTTCTAGCGTTCGATACAGATACGGGGTTAAATCCAATCTTGGATCCGCAGCCATCGGAAGATCCGGTGATTGCGGGTGGGGCGTCTGCATCATTCCCCCCACTAGCTTGGCAAACTGAGAGTAAGCACTCTGCAATTCGTTAACCATCCTGAACGGGAACCCAGATAACATCTCGGCCCGTTCCTCATCCGTCTTAGACGGGAAGAGGTATTTCAGTGCTTCAATGCTATCAACACCTAATTCTTGCAGGTTACGCACCACAATGGAGTTGTTGAGGATATCTTGTGTCGAGTCTTCGTACACAGGACCTAGCCAACGCCAAAGCATTGTGACATCCCCGTCAGGAATCAAGCCCATGACTCCAGGTGGAATCTGCTGGGCCTGAACACAAGCCATCATTAACTGTTTAACTTTATCGTTATGTTGCTTAAGCGCCTCTTCATATGCGGCAACTTCTTCTTCGGATGAGCCCTTAGAAGGTGCAACAGGTTTCTCAAGTCCGGCTGCTTGTGCCAGGGTGTTCTTGAATAGTTGCTCTTCTTGGTAAACAATCAATTCAAGGCAACGGCAGATGCCATGCGTATAGATGGCATTTGCTTTTTTCTTGGAAGTTGCGGAAACACGTCCAAACAGCGACTTGTATTCCGTTGCTGTTACGCCAGCAGAAATTGAAAGTTCATCAACGCCACCAAGTGCGGTGCGAATCTCTTCTCGGTACTGCCGTGCAAATGCGTTTTGGTCACCAGTGATGGCATCTGGAACAATGTAGCCAACACGGTCGTTTGGTTCCAGGTTAGCAATGACGCGTGGCACGCGGATAGTACCGTCAACTCCACGACTGATGGGATCAGACTTAAACGTCGACCGGCTTAATGCACTGGGACTATTGAAACCAGAGTTTGCAGCAATGGAGGGGCGCTGAATAGTGGTGTCACCCCCAGCTTCCATCAGGTCCGTTTTGGGACGTGATGAGAGAAGTGTTGGGTTACCAAAGAACTGCACGTTCTTGCGCATCGTGCGAACCATTTCATCATGAATGACGATATGGTTGGCCATCGAATCAAAATCTCCGACCCCTTCGGTAGAGAAGCCTTTGGGGTTGTTGAAGATTTCAACGCAAGGGATAAAGCCTAACGTATTTTTAAACGTTTTAGTTTTCCCTGGCACTGCATAGGAAGGCATGTCAAATGACATTTCACCTTCGGAGTGAGTTTCTTCAATTTCATCAGCTTTAATAGAAAGCCTAATGTAACGCTTGGCACCTTGGTCGCCTGTTACTGCACCACCAGTGATGCTCTTGATGTTGATATTGTCGTTTAAACCAAAGCCCTTGCGGACTTTGTAACTGTAGATGATCACCACCTCATCCAGCTCACCGTCTACGTTGTAATAAGAACGGTATTCGTGAGCACGGAAGTAGTAAAGGCGATAGCTTACCTTAGTAGGACGGATATAAAAAAGACCCTTCCCGTCACACAAGAAGTATTCCCAAATGGAATCCAGGCGGATATCCATCTTGTTGTACTTCAGTACACGGTCGAGAAAGTCTTTGCGCTGTGCACCAAAGTTGTCTTGAGACGGGAAGAATTCAACTCCTTGGCGAATGCCAAAAAGTTTCATCTGAGCAATGTGAGAAGCAATGATGCCCGTGTCGACGCCAACACTCCCATCTTTCTCAAGATAGGAATTAACCATTTCCTTAAGTCGACTTACAGCGTCAGCCACTATTGCTCCTCTGTTTGATTAATACTAACAATAAATCAAGAAATTGTTTTGTTCTGGAATCCAGCGGCTTGCCAAGGCATTGTTGAGCCGGGAGTAGGACCTGGTTTTTCCCACTGAGGACTGGGTCGGAAAGAAGGGTCGCCAGGGGGCTTAATCATTCCAGGGTTCCAGCCTGGAGCAGGTAATGGAGTATTGGGTCCTTGTGGTATCGCTTGCCCAAGCTGAGCGCCCATGAAAAGGCCAGCGTTACCCATTGGAGTTCCCCCCGTTCCAGGTATAGATGCTCCTTGCATGTTTTGACGCATGACTTCCTGAAAACGCTGAAGCCCGCGTTGTTCCTCAATGGGACCCAGAATACGGTTTAATTTTTCCAGTCCCATGTGATGCTGAAAATCTGCTTGGGACATGGGAAGGCGTGGGTCCTGACCAACAGGAATTCCGCGAGCCATTAAGTTACCTGGCGCACCAGGGACATTGCTTTCACCTGCGTAATACATCTAAGCCTCTCTTTGTTTCTATTTTACTCTTCTATTACTTCGTAACCAGAGCAATCATTGACTTTGTTAAGAATAATACCATTACCTTTTACGTCCCAGTTAAGAATATCCCCCTCTTGCCAGCCAAGCTCGTCAACCACCTCATCGGGTAGCGTAATGTATTGATCTCCGTTTTCGTCCTCCTGGATCTCCAAGATGTAACTCATTTTTCCAAAAGCTTTTCCATTAGCTTATCAAGCTTATTGTTGATCTGCTTAAAGTTATCATGCATTTCTTTTATTTCCCTGAGGAAGTCAACCTTCAATACATACTCCAGTGGCATGCGATTGATTTGATCTTCCAAAATATCAATCCTTCGTTTTTGAGAATTGATATAATCATAAGCGCTTTTTAATCGCTCTTGCTGTCTATCTAATAATTTATTTACTGCCCAGCTACCGCCTGTGACAGCAGAAATAACTGTGGTTAAACCAAGTGCAAGATATTCTGGTCCCACTGAAATAAAAAAAATTATTTTATTTATTTATTTTAGGATCAGTAATCAAGCTGCAATTGTCCCTTCCTTGCCAGGCCTGTTACCAACCAGACAAGTGCATCAACACAGTCATCGTGACTACTGACACCAAAGTTGGTTAGTTCTTCAAACATCGCAGTGAAGTTACGGTAGCGATTGAAAATAATCTTACGATCTTCAAACATGCCGATAATTCCACGGAAACGCGCCAGCTTATCTGCGCGGAATCCTTTGACGGGGTGCCAGATCAAGTTATACAATCCTTCGTTACTTAAACAAACACGCTTAAAGTCTGCTTCTAGCGATGCTTGGTATTGAACAGCTTCGGACCATATATCGCAAGTTGAATAAGTAGGGAAATAATTGCCACTGTCATCACGACCAAGAATAGACCAATCATTGAGAAGCTCCTTCATTGCATCTAGTTTTTCCAAATTACCCATTACTCGAATACGTCGGTAATCGATAATATGAATGCGGTCGCCAATGCGACCACCAAGGACCATGACTGTGTAATCGTTCTTTTCCTTGATGCCAGCAGACAAGTCAACGCCAATACCAAGGGCATCGAACTCTGTGGAGATTTCAGCTTTGACAATCAATTCAGGTGCCAACGAAAGTTCGTTTTGCCTGATAATTTGATTCATGTACTGGAACGAAAAAGCAATAGGCGCTTGTCGTTTCTTTTCTTTTAAATAGTCCAATGACCACATCTCTGGCCAGTAAGACATCTCTTCACCGGTCTTAGGGTCATTGTAAATTGCTGACAGAATAATCTGCTGCCAATTGTTTTGTTCGTTGAACGTAGTGGAGTGAATGTCATCATGCCTGAAGCGGGTACCAAGGCAGATGGCACGTGCTCCTTCAAACATCGTTGGTGCGATCACCGCGTTCCAGTTGTCCTGCATCATTTTTCTGATGTCAGGGTTTGCAATATCAGCGGCTGATTTGATGGCGTCATCAATCATTACCAAGTGCGAACGCTTGGAGGTCACTGAACCTTTTAAGCCTGCCGCACAAAGCGTAAATTGTTCGTCACCGGTTACGTCGATGCCGGCAAACTTATGGTCAATAGACCAATACTCATTACTGGTTACGTTCTTAAGAAGACGTACTGTTGGAAAGACTTCTTGATATCGTTTGCTTTCAATGATTCGTTTGATTGTTGCAGACTTAGAGCGTGCAATATCAACGGTATAAGAAAGGTAAAGAATCTGCAGAGGTAACTTAGCTGTCGTATGGATGCCAATTGCCCAGGCAGTTAACAAGCCAAGTACAGTGCTTTTCGCTGAACCACGAGGAGCAAGTAGGTCAACGTTAGGCCCAGCAATTTTAATTAGACAGGAACTATCTTGATCTGTTACGAACTTACGGTGCCACTCTTTGTGGTGTTCCGCTGGAGGTTTATCGGCTACATACTCACAGAAATAACCGAAGTCATCCCTTGCACGTTGGAGTGAATCCTCGTTCTTATTTTCCCTTACTTTGTAGTTCTTGGAGGCAGCACGTGCGTTGCGCCTGTAAGCAAGGTGAAGATAAGAAGGCACTCTATGTTTGCAATTAAGTTAATACTAACTTATTTCTTAGAACGTGACTCTTTAAACTTGCGTGCTTTTTCCAAGGCGGCCTTGTGTTTTTCCTTGTCGTTCATCTGCGAGCCGTCCTCCTTCTTCGCTTCGGTCTTCTTGAAGTGTGCCAGGAGCTGCGGGGGCATTTTGTTTGCCATTTACCTCGGTATCTGGTGGGGTAGTACCAAACATTGCTTTAGCTGTACTAGCGATATCACTAGCGCCAGCAACGTTCTGGGTAGGGCCAAGACCCATGCGTTCCCGTTGAAGGTTGCGAACGATGCTTGGCATACGCCCAGCAAGATCAGGGATATCTGTAGAAGCAGACATTGTTTTGGTCTTTTGTTTATTTTAAGAGTACTACTCTTCGAGTTGCATGCGAGCCCATACGCTCATCGATGCTTCGTGCAAGGGGATTTCAATAGGATCATCTTTGAAGATAAATACTAACTCACGAATAGCGCGATCAGCGCCAGCCATCAGTAAGCCCTTGCGATCCCTAGAAGAGGTGAAGAGATCTAATTGAGCAATAGTTCCACGAAGCTCTTTTTGCATGCTGGCGATCCTGGCGACACCCGCATCTCGCTTGACGATATCATCCTCAACAGCTTGTCGTAACTTTCGAATATCTTCCTGCATCTCCTCAATTTCATTGAGAAGAACTTTTCTATGATCAGGCTTTTCAAACTCGCTGTTTACCCATAGGTCACACGCAACAATGCTCCCTTCATAGCCAAGGAATCTGGCATAGAGGAAGCATTCAATAACAGAATTGTTATCCTTGCAGAAAGAAAGGTAAGCCTCTTCGGATGCACTGTCCAGATTATCGATCCAGGTTTTAAAAACCTCAATATCGATAAGCTCGCTGGGCCTGGGAGTAATCGCGTGCTTCGTCCCTCTCGCCGAACTCCTGGGCTTGTTCAGCGGACTGACGCTGCTCTGTTGCTCCTCGCGTGATGGTTTCACGTTCTTGTGCTCCTTGTTCCTTCATTTTCTCCTTGGAAGAACCAACGGAGACATCTTGGAAGATCTTAGCAGCAGCAGCAGCTTTCTTGGCTTTCTCTTCATCAAATAGAAGAGAATACGGATCATCGGCGTAATCCGAACCAGTGTTAATAAAACTGTTCATTTAAGCTACTGCCTTGGTTCTTTTGTATCGTTTGCGCCGAAAGTATCTTCGGTTGTTTCAGGTTCTTTTTCAGAACGTTTCTTGGCAAATTGATAAGCAACTTCTGCCGCCTTTTTGTACAGATTTAAATCTGCACCCTCGGTAGGCTGAGCCTTGGGATCGGCAGAAGTTTGCATTATCAGAAGTTGCTCATCATGCTAGCAAGACCTTGTGTCATGGTGCCACGGCGGCCCTCAACACTCTCTTGGCGCTTCTGACGCATCTTGGAACCTTCCAGGCGGCCCAGGAGGCCTTCGAATTCACCGATGTCAAAAGATTTAGTACCATACTCACCTTCGGCAGCTTGCTTCTTGAGAGCGGTTGCAGTTGCGGCATCAATTTCGCCGCGTGCAAGGGCGGCATTGATACCAGCAATAGTATCGGAATAGGCCATGTTTACCTACAGTGTTTCTTAAAGTATAGCAAAAGCTATTTTTTAATTATAACAATTAGAAATTAAAAGCTCCCATTAAACCTTGGTAGATACCAGCCCTTCCTGCAATACGTGCAATATCGCGCCCACCCGCTTGACGAGTTTCTTCCTGTTTCAAGCCAAACTCACCACGAGTTTTTTCTACATCTCGTGAAGTTTCTCCTTGAATATTTGCAACATCTTTTAAACCGGCATTAACAATTGATTGAAGATCAAGATTGTTTTTAGCGCGGATATTTTCAACGTTTTCTGCAGTTATTCCTGCACGATCTGCTACATATTTGCGTGCCCGTTCATCTGCAGCGTAACCAAATGTTTGAGCCCCAGCTTGAATCCCTGCAATATTTTCATTACTTGAACCTCGTAAAATTTCCAGCTCTTTATCAATACCGCCTTGCAAATTTCTAATATATGCTTCAGATTCAACATTAAATTGATCGCGGGACATTGTGCGTCCCTGAAAATCAACAAAATCGTTAGTTACAATTGGATCAAGATCAGGGTCAGGTGTCACTGTTGTTTGTGCACTAGACGCTCCCCCGGCCTTAACATAGTCACGCGCATTATCACCGAGACGCACACCTCCTTGATTTTGGGCATAATTCTGAGCTTTATTGACAGAAAATCCTTTATCTTCAAATCGTTTTAATTCGTTTTTACTGATATTGGCACCAAAACTTTCGAGAAGTTTTTGAGCCCTTTCTTTTTCCTGTCTAGATTGCGGCATGACTATCTTTTTTTATATTATAAATTAAGAATTTAAGAACGATTGTTTCATGGCAAGAAGCTCGTCTGTAGTTTTTGTTTTGTCTTTAAACAAGTCTTTATCTACTACGACTTCACGACTCCTGGCTTCCGGAGTAGTCATAAGCATATTACCAAAAGCAGCAGAAACATCTGCAGGTTTGTAGATTCCCATTCCACGGAAAGCTTCTGTATATGCATTCATTTCGTTGGCACTCAAATTACGCCCCAAAAGTTGTTGAGCATTTAGCTGCATAAAAGGTTGATACCTTTCATATTTTTTGGGATCAACAAAACCTTGCTCCATTGTCCCAAGCCTTTCTGCTCCTTCTAATGGTTTCTTGGCATTAGAAAACATTGCAGCGTTTAAATAAGATTGTTCGGCTAATTCAGGAGCTAGTGTTCCCCGCTGAACTGCACTACTTAAATATGATTCAAAATCTCCTATGTTTTTACCAAACTTACGATAAACCCTTGAGAGATCACCAAGACTTTTTTGGGCCTCCCGCACGCCGAGCATTGAACCACTCCCACCGCCGCCTAAGCCAGCTGAAGATGCTCTTAATGCATTTGTTAAATTCTCAAATTGTTCGCCAGTCGGACTTGGCATAGAAGATTTATCTGCGCCAAAAATGCCGCTATAGATATCGCTATTTTCTTTATTTTTTGGCATTTTACTTACTGCGTTGAACTTATTTTAGTTTACACAAACCTGCTAAAGGCGGCTCCATAACCAGGGGTGCGTGCACCAAATAACTCTTGATTTCGAAGCAGTTGTTGTCTACGTGCTTCGATGGAGCCATAAGAGCCTGGATCAGTTGCTAAGGCTCCTTGCAGTGCAGTATCTTGAGCAAGATTAAAACGGTCCGCTGGACCACCAAATAAAGTATCGAATTTTTTACCGGCTACATCAAGACCAAAATTTACAAGAGGAACTTCACGTCCTGCGGCTTGTACTGCTGCAGCTTGCTCACGAGCAGCAGCCCGTGCTTGGTTCCCTGCATTTTTACCGCCAATAGCACTTGCCCCGCTGCCAAGAGCGGAGATACCACCTCCAATTAAAGTAGCTGTTCCGGGATCCATGGCACCTGCTGGCTTGGTGATTGGTAGAAAAAGAAGACGCGGTATCAAACGGCCTTTGTGTTAATGTTGGCGGCAATGAATACGTCATTAGCTTTATTATACCTAGCTGATATATTTTTGACGGGCACTACCAATGGCTTGTCCATAAACGCCAGCTAGTAATCCAGGAGTTCTGGACGCAATCTCAACACTTGCTGGGTTATACAAAGTTGCAGCAAGACCTTGACCAATGGACGCAATTGTATTTGGAATTTGAGAAAGCGTTTTGTATGTTGCTGCTTTTTCAAATTCTTTTTCTCGTTGTGCCATTATCTCTGCCAAATCTTGCTTACTTTCTCTCCTTGTTTGTTCTTGTTGTTGTTGTTGCCAATTCATCAAGAAACCCAGATTAGGATCCACGCCTTCTGGTAAGCTAGCTCCCGCTTGAGCACCAGTAAAACCAGGAGTTAACGGAGCTACATTTAACATTCCACCAAAAGCAGAATCAGGTGTGCCACTAGAGCCAGGGGAATTAAGTCCTGCAATACCACCTAAGAAAGGTGCTTTGGGATCAAAGGAGTATGCCATGATCAACCAATCGAAACGTTAGGAGCCGCTAGTACGACGTTGTAGGGGCTAGAAGCGATGTATTGACGTGCAAGTGCGCCACGCTCCCGCTGAGCATCCAGGACAAGGTTGCTGGCCGTCCCAAGAACCATCTGCTGCATGTAAGCATTGTTCTGGGAGTTGAGCATTGCTTGAGAACGAGTTAGCTCATCGTTCTTCATCTTGGCAAGAATGGGATATTGAGCTTTTTGTTGTTCAATATCTACAGCATTTAAACGTTGAGTAAGGTCAACGATGTTATCAGTGCGCATTCCTAATTCGTTGCGACCTAACTCAAGGTCTACACCTGCAAGTTGACGACGGCGGGCAACTTCAGTTTGGAAGTCACCTTCTTTACCTTCTGTTGGACGACCAGTTACTTCTTGGCGAACAGCTTCTGCACCAGTAGCAGCCATGCCAGGAATGACCGTGCCGCCAAGCATCAATGCACCACCGGCAAGTTTTGCAAGTGGGTTAGGAGCTTTCAATAGAGCGGTGCCTAATCCTGCAGTAAGTGCTCCTGCACCAAGAGCTACGCCTGCACCTAGCGCACGCCCTGAAGCAGCTTCCGATGCAGCGGTCATTGCACCTGGAACCATTCCACCAAGGAATGCTGCACGCCCAAGGCCGGGACGATTAGCCAGCCCTTGAAGAAGTTCACCACCTTGTTGAACAGCTCCTTGAACAGCTTGCCTGCCGCTCTGCATTTTTTCTTTAATTTGTTCACGCGCCTGTGCCGCAAAAGATTGAGGGGTAGGCGTAGTCCCAATATTGTAATTTAACGTACTATAAGGAGCCTGTACAGGCGACGACCAGGGGTCTGAATATACGGCCATTATTAAAAATGTTTCTTATAAAATAGATTCTATCAGTACTGCATACTTTCGTATTCAGTAGTTGTAGGCAGCCTTGGGCGATTACCAGCGGCAATGACTTCGTTGACAACATTGCCGGTAAGAATACCACCAAGAGAACCGGCAAGACCTGCAACAGCTGACTTACGGAAGCGCCCAGGACCTTGTGTAGAACGTGCAGCTACGCCTGCGGCGCCAGCACCACCAAGAACACCAAGAGCGGAAGGAATTGTAATGGGATAGTTCAGAATACGAAGTTCTGGATCACCCTGCAAGTTCTCGGTAGTTGCTTTGGCAATGCCAAGGAAACCACGATCTTGGTAATAAGAACGCATGAAGTTACCATAACGTTCAGGTGTCAAGTCTGGAATCTCTTGTTTTGCAGTCTCGTACTTAAGTGGTTGCCCAGTACGTCCCAGGAACAAGCGCTCAAATCCCTCTTGTAAAGGTTGTTCAGTTTGACGACGATCATCCGTACCTTCTGGTGAATAGGTCTGAGCAAAACCCTTTGGCCTAAACATCTCACCAACATTGGTCAGATCATATGCGCCAGCAACTGCAATACCTGGGCCAAGGGCGGCGAGGTTGATAAGACCTGTCTTAAGAGGACCCATCTCTTGTGCAGCTTTCTTACCAATGGCTGCACCACCAATGGCATCGGCAATTGCATTGGGATGGTTGTACCGCCAAAACAGCATCCGTGTGCCGTCATTGGTTAGATCAGTGGCAACACGTGCTGCATAAGCACCAGCAAATTGGACAGGCGTTTGACGTGCAGTAATACCTTCTGCGGCAAGTGCCTGATTAAAAGAAGGGGCGCTCGCTAGACGATTAACGCCTGGCACTGCGGACAATGTATCTTTGTCAAATTTCCTCTGCAGTTGCTCAACAGTTTTAATACCTGTTGAAATATCACTGCCAATATTGCGGAGGCCTTGTAGTGCGCCCATTAGCCCAGCTCCAATCCAGTGCGTTGTAATGCACGTTTCACAACATCAGGAAGCTCAACTTCTGTACCCGCTACGGGTGGGTAGATGTAGTCATTGAGAAATTGATTGCGATTAGGTAAGCCGGCGGTTTGAAACTGAGTGTAAGGCGCCACTTCTTGCGGAAGTTGCATATCATTTACGGCGGCACGTTGCATCATTTGATGCATGATCGTTTGATCTTGTGACGTGGCCGTAGGTTCTACTTGCCGTGCCATACCACCACCCATGGCTACGTCGGCAACTAACGGAGAAACAACAGAGCCAATTAAGTTGGCCGCTCCCTCCAACCTTGAAGGTACATGTTCGGTAACTTGCTTTCCGGCTTCGTTAATTACGGTGCGGGTTTTACCAGGCCTTGCAGCCCTTGCTGCCAGAGTTAAGGGATACGCTAAGGCAAAATCAGCTACAGCAGATGCGGCACCTAAGGCCGGCCCACCTGCCATTAAACCAAAACCACCAGCAAGTGCACTGCCGGTACCAACGCTACCAGCAACAGACTTGAGATCTGCCCTGGTTAATCCTTTAGCAACGCCGGCTAATCTCACTGTATTGTTAAATTCTTTTCTTTATTGTACTCAACCTATTTCTAGGCTTTTTCTTCACCGGGTGTTTTGGATTTACTTAGTAATTCTGCAACAGAAGTATTTCCACTGACTTCATTATCTACGCGGCTTTCTGCTGCTTGCATTAGCAGCCCTTTGGGATCTGGGTTAGAAGCACGTGGCATTGGATTTTTTGCTTTCTTCTCTCCAGGAATGGTAGGGCTGAGTTGATAAACGCTCATCCAAAGGTCGTTAAAGCCGGGTTGGTCTTCTGGACGCTGAGGTGTTAATGCCCTGCCGTTTTGGAAATCATAGTCATCAACACGTTTAAACCTGCCGATATTGGCAAAGACTTCGTACTCTTCTGCGCTACTACCAACAAAGTTCAGCCCAGGGTTGAGTTGAAGTTTGCGCGTCATCATTTTGCGCAGTAAATCGCTTTGTGTAAAGCGAGAGGGGTTCCAGGGATATTGGCCTTCGCTTGATGGGGATTGAAATAGCTCGTCAAAGTTAAGCTGCCGTTTTTTTGTAAACGGATCCTTAGCGTAATCAATATAACGATCTAGTTCCAGGCGTGAATCTCTAGCCATCAATCTTCGGTTTTTTCTTTTTTCTTCTTATGTAATCCTACCAAGGTTTGACGCAACCGCGCTTGCTTGACGGTTTTGTCATCGTACTTGTCTGGATCAGATAATACGTTCTCTTGGAGCTGAGCAGAGGTAATACCTTTACGTTTAGCTTTGGCAGTAAAGGCGCCTTCCTTGATATCAGCGCCTTGAATCCACTTTTTATCTTTCTTTTTTTCTTTTGTCATAATTGACCTCGACTACGAGACATATTAATTAAAGCCTGAACCATTCCCTCTGAAGGTTTGGTATAAGGACGTAATGCGTTTTGCCCTACTCCTTTGAGTTTAACATCGCCTTTCCAGGAGAGGGGGTCGTCAATCCGTTGAGTAGCCGCAGAAATATAGTTACCAATATGCCGGGCTACTGCATCTGCGGTTTCTTGCGCTGCAACGGCATTTTGTTGTTGCTCAGCCAAAGCGCGTTGCGCTTGAGGTAATTGATTAACAAACTGCTGAGAACGAGACATTTGAGCATTTGCTTCTTGCATTAACTTAGCTGAAGAAACGCCATACTTATTGAGAATGTCGCTCTCGCTGCCCAGGGCTTCACGGTTAATTCGGCCGCCAGGAGTAAGACGCGCTGCTTCCAGCATTTCTTTGCGATTAGCCGCTTGCATCATCAACGTGTTTTGTACTTCTTCTTGAGTTCGGCCAACACCAGATTCAAGAGCGGCAGGAAGAATTCGAGCCTCTGGTTGATCACCTGTTTTTCTTTGTGAGATGGTATCAACGCGAGGAGTGTAGAAAGCAACACCCCCTGCACTCTCTCCTGCATCTTCAAATTGCATTGGATCAATACCACTTAATCCTTTTTGAGCAACGCGACCAGGAATCAAGATAGACTCTTTGGCTTTGTTTTTGCCATACACCGCACGCTCTGTCGTTACATTTGTAACGTCAGTAATAAATTGATGTTTAGCAGAAGGATCTTGCAATACCGGTAAGTCAAGTCCTTTTTGTTTTAGGTTGGTATGCACCTGTTCTGCAATAAAACCTGTGTAGTGATAAGGTTCGCCAAGATTTGGATCTGCCTTCAAGGGGGACGCTACAACAACATTTTTAACGCGTTGGGTTCCAGGGATTTGCTGTTGAGCTAAGACGTACCCTTTCTCCTCTAGATACCCTGGTTCATTTTGCGCAAGCCAATCAACACGGTTATTGACGGATCCATTCCATTTTTCAGCTGCGCCAGAGGCAATCCCTTGGACTTCAGCTTTGCTTACAGCGGCAGGTTTTAGGCCTGTAGCGGTACGTTGCTGAAGAGTTCCATAAAGGGGCTGTTTGATAGTCAATTGCTGCCCACCTTCTTCTACAGTGCGCTGCATCATGTAAGGTTGAATGCGCAGAATTTCTTCGCCTGGTTTGTGCGTACCTGCGACACCGAGTGTGTTTGTTGCTTGATTTAAGTTTGTAATTAAAGTTCTGCCGCCCCTTTCATTGACTACAACAGGAGTCATGAAACCCTTGTCGTCAAGTTTTACTTCGACGTTACCGCCTGTCTGGAAGAAGGGCGTAGCTTCCGGCATTTCATAACCACCACGTAAGCGAGTTGATTGTGCATTAATATCTTCGCTGGTAATTTTGTTGCGTTCCCGGCGACCTTCGCCAACAAGACGGAAAGGACGCTCGGGATCACTGGTGGCAAATACACCGGTACTTTCTTCGCCTGCCCTGGTTGCACGCACAGGAATTGCTTCGTCAATTTCACGTAATTGGCGCAAGGAGCCCTCTACGTTCCCCTCGGCTTCTTGTACTCGACCAGGGATAAAAGTAGTGCCTTTGTTGGATTGTTCTTTTGATCCAAGTGTTTCGGTTAAAGGTTTACCAAGTTGCCCCTCGATAATTGTTTGGGGAATTTTGGATAAGCCAATGGCATCTGCAAACTCACTTAGATAAAGCCCAGTGCCGCCTTTGTCATAATCAGGATCAATTTGTTGTTCCAGATTTTTGCGTTCAAAGAAAGACATATTGGAATGCATCCGTTCTGGAGGCAACCCATAACGCTCAACGTCTTCTGCAGTGACAGTGGTATTGCGTGGCTTTAAAGCGCCTTGTTCAGCAAGCTCATCCCAATGAGGAATAAACTCATTAAACATGATGTCCGTATATTCCGGATTATTCACTTCACGCATGCCGGTCAATGTCGCACCAGTACCTAGACGTTCCTCCAGGAATTTCTGGGCAACTTCTTCGCCTGCAAGTTCAGCAAGACGTTTGGTTTGGAAGTTTTCATAGTCTGTAGGACCCATCTGTCCCTGGCCGCGTACCTCCATTGTTGGGTTGAGTCGTTTGGTCGTACCCATTAATGTACGCAATTCAGAAACTGGTACGTTTGGATCCATTAAACGTGCAGCTTCTTCCTCAGAAGCAGATGCTATGGCCATAATGCGATCCCTGATCTGAGCATTAGCAGCTTTAGGTGTCAAGCCAAGGGCAGCCTGTGTTCTTTCAAGTTGATTGCTAAATACAACATCCTTACCCTTTATGTTCAACGACCCAGTTAAGTCTGCAACGGACGGACGGAACTGTGATTGACCAGCGCGATAGGCTTGGTAGCGTTTACCAGCTTCTTCAAGCTCTTCTTCAAATCCCCAGATTTGATCTGCAGCCGTACGCAAGCGTGCATTGCGTTCCGCAACAACATCTGCTTGACGACTAAATTTGACAAAGTCTGTATCACGTTGCATCTGTTGATCAACACGGCCAGTCAGTTGATCTGCTCCAGTGTCGTTTGCTTCTACCTGTTGTTTGACAACAGCAGGCTTTTGAGTTTCCTGGATAGTTGTTAAATCAACCGTAGCTTGGGGAATTGCAGTTTTAGAGGGAGGTGGGGTGGTATCTGCGAGTTTGTAGGGCTCAGCAGCCCTCTGTAAAACAGCTTCGGCACTGGGAAGATCAGTGATTTTGCGCCCCGCTTCCCGCACTCCTTGGGGAGCTTTGAACAAACGCCTGGCACCATACGCACCACCAGCTAATGCACCAAGGCCCAGGGCTGCGGCACCAATGGTGGCAAGTAGATTTGACTCCTGTTGAGGTGCTTTGAGTTGATTACGGCGGAATTCGGCTACAGCAGGGGCCATTTCAGCCCTTTCCTGCGGATCTTCTGGGTATGGAGTCCCAGTGGCACGGCTGTATGCGTAAAAATCGGCCGGTGCTAACGCCATTAGAAACTATTTGCTTACTAAATTCTTGATATTTGTATTTTACGTGGTGTTATGCAGAAAGTAGATGTTATAGACTAAGGGAATCAAAAAAGTTTAACGCCCAATTGGGGTAAAAACTAATTTTTTACAATGGACGCAAACGATAGGGCTCAACGAATTGTTGCTTTAAAGGCAATTAAGGCCAAAGCGGAAGAGATGGCTGGCGAAGGAGCTAATCCAATTGAAGTACGTACGTTTATTCAGGGTTCCAGGGGTGAATTAGCCCGTCAAAAGCCCGATTGGCAGCAATATGCTAAAGCTGTAAGTGCTGCAGAAGCCGCAAGGGATACTTTCTAAAGATAACGAAAACATAAGTTGATACGCCGAGGATAACACCTCGGCTTTTTTGTGTAAAAACTTGGGCTAACTAGGTAAAAACATCACAAAGATTGAATATTACTTAATTTTTTTACTTCGAAATGGCCCCTTATAGGGCCAAAAAGGTAAATGATTTTCCTGAGCCTTCTCCAACAACCCCTCCGAAACAAATACCGGAAAGAAAAAAAGAAAGGGTGCATACCCTTGAGAAGTTTAGGTATGTAGGAGGGGAATAGCGGGGGCTGCGCATCCGTACAACGCAGAGTCCAATCGCATCTAATCTAATGCAACTGACGAAGGAAGAGCAGAAGGTTGTCGAGTTTGACGACCGTTGCCAGATGGTAGCCAGCCACCTGTGGTATGGCAAGAGTGTAACAATGACAGAGCAGCAACTCCGTAGGTATGGAGTGAAGCCGCAAGACGTTATTGTATCGCTATCAACATGGCTGAGGTTTGAAGAAGCCGAGGCATGTTGGGAAGCAGAACGAGACGGAGCCTATTGCGGCGAAGGTTATCACGAAGCACGCACGTATATTGTCTACTGCACCAAGCAGGCGGACAAGTATGTGTTCCGCGCGAAGGTGAAGGCCTGACTTCGTAGACGGTTACCTATTCCCCTGGGCAACCAGGGGTTCATATAGCCCTCAATACCTGTTATTTGTTACCAAATCAACACATTTCGGGCGCTATTTAGGGTCAAACCCCTTGCTATCACAGCGTTCAAATAGGACAGTGATCCTATAGCTACCTGATAATACTAGTTAATTCCGATGTAATAGCTCGGGATTACACGTCAAGCTGGACGTTAAACGTAGCATCAAACCCACATCAACTCACCTCAACATCATGAACTGTATCTCACTTAATCAACAGGGCGATTACGTTGCAACAGTATGTGGCATCGAGCTGCCTGTCATGGTTGATTGCCACGTTTGCACATGGGTAGAGGCTCAGGCTTCTGCCATGTGCAAAGACCCCAACGTCAACCTTGATTACGATGAGTGCCGTATCTGGATCTACCAGAATTGGCTTGCCTGATCACAAGCGTGATGCCGGGGGATCAAATCCCCTGGTCAGGAATTGCCACACTCAGTGGCATCTACACAACACAACATGGGTATCCGCAAAGGACTAGCCAATGCACTCATCTCGACAGCAGCAATGCTGGAGAGTGACAAATCTAAGGAGTATGTCAGCACCAAGCTGAATGAATACCGCATCAGGGCAGCAGCACTACTGATGCCTAACGATGTGGCATTCGTCATTACTCCTAAACCTGAACTCTGACTTCTGCACTAAGGGTCTACGGGCCTTTACTGCAGGACTCAACATCCTGTCATCAACGCTACTTCAACTCAACAATGACAACACCTGAGCTGGTCTACAAACCATCCGCCGAACAACAGTACCGCGTCACATGGTATGGCGGCGAATCAACCCAGCTTCACTTTGAGAAGCTGTGGAATACATTTGACCCAGACACCGATGCCGAATGGCAAGAGTGGCTAGACCGTGACGTACGTACACTTGGCGGTGGCGTACCAACAAGTATGAAGGAGATGCTCATGGAGATGGAAGACTACTATCATTACTCCATTGACATGGAACTAGAGCGCAAGCTTCAACGCATGTGATCCTTCTCAACACACTCAATCAACCTCAGCTCAACTGACATGAAAGACTCACTCGCAACACCTGTGCTGGCCATGGTTATGGGCGTAGGAGCAGGTATGCTCTTATCCGTAGGAGCACAGAAGTTACTCAACAATTATTACGTCAAACATTGCCCAGCGAAAGCAGGGCATCAACTGGTATACATGCGTAGCTTTATAGGCGATGCATACTATTGCCTGGATAAGCGTTACCTTTGACGTTTGCACTAAGGGCCTTCGGGCCTTTACTGCAGACCTCAGCGTCTGCACACACTCAACCCAGTTGAATCTCTATGCCAATCACACTTGACCACATTCAAATTCAATCTGCACTCAAAGAGTTTGACATCAAAGAGCATGATTACTATCTGCTGTTTGACAAGAATGTATACATGGTTTGGTGCACCACAGGCGCCAAAGCACTACAGCTTGTTACCGAAAACTCTTGCATATCTCTTGACTACAAGGGTGAATGGTACTATCTCAACGAGATTCCTAGCTACTACGTAGTGCCAAGCTACGTATGCGTTAAGTACATCCTTGCAGTCAACTGAAAACCAATGAAGCACATCGTTCGTCTAGCACCAGGGCAATTTGTCCACCTTGATTCTTACTATGCGTCTCATGAGACTCGCCTTAGTAAGATCTGTGTGGCAGCCCTATCACTTATCATTGCTGGCTTCACAGCAACTGCTGTAGTCGGCATTGATATCACCAACCCAACTCCTACTCAACAACATGACAACACTAAGCGCTAACACCAAGCTTATCGAGGATCGCATCCAACAACTCTGCGAGACTCTCCAAGATAAGTTCTACAAACAGCACAGTAGCCCCGTAGCTTTCGAAGTTAAGCGAGGGGTTAAGTACTACAAGATCATCCATGTCTCTAGTCCTGGTACCAGGTATGAAGGCAGATCAGTCCATGCATTTGTCGCAAGACAGACAGGGACTATCTATAAGCCTGCATCATGGAAAGCACCAGCGGAACATGCACGGTACCAACTACTGGATGATCAATCATTTGAAACCTGCCTACACAACTGTGATTATGCAGGTTCATACCTATACATAAGATAAGCACTAGGTTTACCCCCAGACCCCCACCCGAACAGCCAGCACCAAAGTAATGGCTGTTTAGTTATTAAGATCTTTGATAAACAACGGTTATTAAGATTCCAAGTATTAGATGGACCTGAGCATGTCCTTAAACTACTCACCAACAACTCAACTCAAATCCAATGAAATCACGCATTTCTATCCTGAAAGAAGACCAGATTTGGGATCTGCGTTGCAAAGGTTATCGCTACGATCTGATCGCTAGCATTGTCAACTGCAGTCCCATATCAATGACTAAGGTCATCCGTAGAGTGAGGCAACGTCCTCCCCTCAAGGAAGACCCAATCAAACGTGGACGCTACCGTGGCTTCCTTAGTGATGCCCAGGTCAATGACATTCGTGCCCGTGCTAAATACAATGAATCAATTGGGTTTATTGCCAGGGCATACGACATGACACCAGCGGCCATCTATGCAATTGTCACGTACAGGTCCTATAAGGAACCGTGCCAAGACAATGTATATATCCCCAACTTCAAGAACAGACTCATGAGGTAGTACATCAGTACTACGTATGGACCTGAGCATGTCCTTAAACTGCTCACCGTTCCATCTCAACTCAGACCATGACTCAACTTGATCAGAACTACAACGCAGACTTGCTTGATGCTATGGCAGACATTGCCTATGAGCAGGAGCAAGCCATGCGTGAATCCAATCAATCTGATTGGGATACCACTGACTACCCATCCACTTACCACGGTGATTAACCATGACCAAATCAACTCAACGTACTAAGGACAACTCGTCAACTGTGCCGACATCAACTGCTAATCAACAGCAGGTCGACATTGTTGACGACATCGCCATTGTCCTGATCACACTCATCTCAATCTCAATCACACTCATCGGAGATCTCATCTCATGTCTCTTCAACCTGAACAACTGCTCATCGCAGACGCACTCGGCTACGAAGCCTTCGACGAAGACGAAGGTAACCAGCAGTTCCAAGCAGAGACAGACTTTCAGGACGCACCCAAAGGCGCCATCGCCTGCACTGGTAATGTCTACAGAACCAAGCGTGGAATCCTCAGGTGCTACTGGATCCCAGCCGGTGGTAACTACTCAGCCCAGGACAAGGAAGATCTCGAAGGATGGTACGACATCCCAACCAACGAAGAGATCGAGGAGTACACGTTCGACAGCACCTGCCTCACTCCCTGCAGTGACGAAGTCGAACCAGACCACGTAGATTCTTGGTTATCAATTCTTGGATTGATTTAATTATGCACAACATGCCTGACTACGATTTGGTGGCAAAGCGTTATGAACTTTGCCCCAGTTTTCCTACTGGTCTTGCTGTTAAATACAGCTTTAATAATCGATGCAAACCTGGTGAACAGGCAGGTGCCTATGATTTTAAATCCAAGCGATCTATAATTCAAATCAATGGAAAGAACTATAAGTGCGCCAGGATTGTTTATTATCTGGCCACAGGTACAGATCCTGGTCAATATGAAGTTGATCATATAGATCAAGATAGTTCTAATAACTGTATTGAAAATCTACGTTTATCAAGTAGATCTCAAAACGCAGCAAACATGAAACTTAGATCTAGTAACACTACGGGTTACAAGGGGGTTTCATGGCACAAGACAAGAGGTTTATTTAGGTCTACCGTTACTCTAAACGGTAAGTCTAAACATCTTGCTCATCACATATGCCCTGCTCGTTTAGCCTATGAATACAATTGCTTTGTTAAAGATGTTTACAAAGATTTTTCAGTATTAAATGTATTGCCTGAAATCAGTTGT